TGGCATTTGGCTTTGCATAGGAATCAAAGAATCATAACGAGGAAATCTTTGCATTGGAGGGGGTGACATCATAAACGGATTAAAACCTCCGCCCATTCCACCACCGTAACCGCCGAATCCGCCCAATCCACCGAATCCGCCCAATCCTCCGCCAAACATTGGCATTCTGGGAAAAGGATTGTAAAAAGGCATTCCGCCTGAGAATAAATTGGGTCCCATACCAAAACCCATCATGGAACCAAATGGGTTCATTGGGGGTCTTCTAAAGGAACTTCCGTATGGACTCATTGGTGACATATTAGCCCCCCATCAGCGAAACAATCCCGCCGTTAGCTAATCCTTGTTTGTCGGGATCCATGTAATCGACTTCTCGGCCACCTGTTAAAGATCTGCCTTCAGAAATAAAATTGTACATAGCCATTGCTACTTCATCTTCTGTCATTTCGTTAAATCCAGGCCCTGCCACCATCATCTTCTCTTCGGGTGTCAGCTCCATAAACATTTTGAGCATATCAAAACTGTCATCGGCTGGCGCCGGTTCTTGTTCACCGCTCAAACGATCTTCAAGATAAGCCGTTGTTTGAAAAGGATCGGGAATAAAATCAAAAATAGTGCCTTTAAGCATGCCTTCAGGCTGAAAGTCTCTGAATCGTTTCTTTTCTTCTTCAGAAACCACTGCATCGCCTTCAGCAAATCGCATGACAGGCATGTCGTTATGCATCATGAGCATGGGCGATTTAGGCATTTTAGTTCCAGGCATTAGAATCTCCCTGCGAAATTAGTGCCTCGAATCGCTGCACCGCCGCCTCTGGCTTTGCCTGCATCGGCACCTGGCTTGGGTGGTCCGCCGTTGGCTACCTTCTTGGGTTGCGCCATCGGCACCGTCCCTTGGTCTTTAATCTTCATTGATTTACTTGCGGCGACTGGGTCTTTTGGCATTGCGCCTCTGAACTTTCTTGGTCTTTGCATTGGTCTTCCTCTTCTTTTTAGACTTTCCTGCCTTGCTCAAAGCAATGGCAATTGATTGTTTCTTCTTGTAACCCTCTTTCCTCAGTTTCTTTATGTTAGCAGAAACTGTTTTCTTTGCGCTACCCTTTTTTAGCGGCACTTTTTTTCTTAGCTGCTTTCTTCTTAGGTGCTGCTTTCTTTTTAGCCGCTGGTTTTTTCTTGGGTGCTGCTTTCTTTTTGGCTTCGGTCTTTGGCTTTTCTTCTACTTTTTCCGGTTCACCCAAAACTTGTTCTTTTCTTTTGGGATCTCCACGCCAAGCTCTTTCTGCCATGTATTCGGCTAGTTTTTCTTCTTGCATAGCCACTTCTTCTTTCATTTGTTCTTTGTGTGCGGCTTGCATCGCCTTCATTACTGAACTCATTGATCTCTCTCCTGTTGTAAATCTGCTGCTTTAAAACGCTCTGCTTGTTCCAATCGATCCTTTGCCACTTCGTTTTTCATCACGGCAATGTCTTCGCTTGTCTCAATGCGTTCTCTCGCTAAATCATCTTGTTGACTTAATTTCATTATATCCAAATCTTGTTTTTCTCCAAACTCTTGTTGTTTTCGCTGTAAATCACCGGCTTTGATGTCGAGTTCTTGGCGTCTGAGCTCCACCAACGGATCTTCTTGAGGCGGAGGCGGCGCAAACTGTTGATTGATTTGTTGAGTCAACTCCGCAATCACTTGTGCCGTTTGAGATTGTTGCTGCATCATCATTTGCTGTTGCATCTGTTGTTGTTGTTCCGGTGGCATTTGCATCATTTGCTGTTGCATCTGCATCATTTGTGGATCTTGTGCCATTTGTTGTTGTACGATTTCCTCTGCTTTGAGTGCAATGTGATCATACACATGCGCTTGAATGGCCGCCAATGCTTGTGGATTCTGTTGCACAATGGCGGTTTGGTAAAGACTCATGTGCGAAGCAATGTGTGCATCGTGGTCTTGCTCCGGAAACGCTTGTGCCGGTTGTCCCATCAATAATGCAGCATTCTCGTGCGCCGGATCCACCGGTTGCGGTTGCGGCGGTGGCGGCAATAACGCCTCAATGTTCTGCACATTGAGCGCTTGATACATTCTGCGATACGCCTCGTATATGCCTTGTTGTCCATGAATCTCAGGGTTGGATTGTGCCATTTGCAACATTTGTTGCGCCATCATGACCCGTTGACTCATCGAGAAGATGTTTGGATCCGATACCGGAATGATGTCTACTCGGTCATCAAAGTCGGCCTGTTTGATGTTCTGATCACCATTTTTGGTCATGTATGGATAAGAAGGAGGCAAGAACTGAGCAAATATTTTTGCCAATAAATTAAATTCTATTTTTTGCGCATAGTGCAAACGCTTGTGAATCGCCGACATCACCTTGGTGCCACGCTCCAACAATGCAACCGTGGTGCCCACTGGCATCTCTTGGTTGGAATCGCCCACTTGAATATCGGCAATGGAGGCAAATCGTTTGCCCGCATCGACCATCAATCCCATCAAAGCAAGCAGTGTTTGCGACGGCTCCTTAAACGGCAATGGTACAAAAGAGTCTCGAAGACTGCCCCCTGGGGCATCCATGTCACGAAACTCACCCGGTTGTAAGGGCTGATCGTCGTTCCGGATGCGAATACCTCGCGCTTTAAACCCGGCTGGCAAGTTGGCGAGCGTGCCTGCGTCGATCAGCTGACGCAGTATGGAAGTGGAAGCCCGTGAAAGCCCCCCAATCATGTGCGTCAAGCCAAAACCATAAAAGCCAAGTCCGGGGAGGAACTTGTAATGGACAAAGTATTGTATCTTTTTGCGAAGCGGATCGGTTTCATTCCAGTTGCGACGAACCGAAAGGACGACATTGTTTCGTTTAGACAACGTAATGATGTAGGGCAACTTAATCCCTGTTGGCTCACCCATCTCATCGACATCCTCAAAACCCGATAGATCCAAGTCGGTGTGAATCTCATACAATTCACAATCGGCGCTCGAATCGTAAGACGGGGAAACGCCTTGAAGCTTGTCGATTTCGCTTTGAATGTCTTCGTTGTCATACTGCACGCCCATTGATTCCAATGGCACATCGCGGTAAAACCCATTTTTTTGCATCTTAACCACATCGTTCATTGCCATTGAGACAATGTTGGTGATCCTTACAGCCGTTTGTAAATCACTGGTGTCGTAAGGCACGACAAGGTTTTCAGACGGAATAAACTTCGATACGGCACGCCCTAGATTCTGATCGTAATACACCTTACGAAACGCGGAACCCGACAACGGTAGGTAAAACAACATCATGTCAGTCTCAGGGTCGTATTCCTCCATGACGTGCATGATCTGGTAATTCATGTACTCCTTGACTCTGGCAGCTTGTGCTTCGGAGTCGGGAGTTGTGGCGCCAACGATTTGGGTCTTTACCGGCCCTTGAGCGGGCAGTATTTCGCCATAGGCTTGTGCCTGGAATTGTGTGACGGATTCGGCAAGTAGGGGATGGGTAATGCCGGATGCGCCTTCAAATGGTTGACTTCGTTCTTCGTAGCGCATGCCAAGAAATTCCAAGCCATCTCGATATTGTTTCTCCCATTCAGAACGAGAGTTAATATCGGCTTCGACATCGGCAACGCACTGGTTAAATATACCGTGTAGTTCGGAATCGTCCAGTTCTTCGGCCAAGTTAGCGCCAAACTCCACTTCTTGCGACAGCATTTCTCCTGCCCCAACAAGTAAGTTTCCATTTTCCAAGGGCATCATGGGGACGTCTTCTCCACTCAACTCGGCGAGTGTGGGATCCTCTAGTTCAATTGTTTTGGAGTCATCAACAATATCCAATGGCTCTTCTTGAGCCGGGTATATTCGTTTATCGACGTCCGCCATAACTTTTTCCTTGTGCTAATTTGAATAAAAGTGCACTGAGCCAATTTCGATATTGGGTCAGCGGACTCATTACTTTGTTCTTCATTCTATACTTGAATTTAATAATTTTCATTAAATCCTTTTTTCCGTTGTAAATATTATTCATCAATAATAAACGTGCTGTTGCGGCACATATTCCTCATCCTCTTCATCCGAGTATAGCCGAACAAAGTTGCCTTGTCTAAATCTCAGTATCGCTTGCGTCATCGAATCGACGTAATCGTCGTATTCCGAAAACGGAAAGGCAGCGCATTCCTCAATCACTTCTTCGGCAAACTTCTTATCCGGCGCCCAAACCATGCCCGACTCAAACACAGGGCTGACCGCATGCACACGAGTCACCTTGTCATTGCCCCTTGACGGGCGGTAGTTGACCACCGGTATCCCCATATTGCGTAGTTCCTGGGTCAACGGCGTTCCTGACGCCTGGGACTCAACTAACACCATTTCCGGCTCCCAATACTTATACTCCTCATTCGCAATTGCTTTCAGCTCTGGAAAATCCCAGCGCCCACGCTTTGCATCGAGCAGTATAATCGCATCGCCACTGTCCTCAGTGGGCCTGAATATGCCCCAAGTCGTAATCGCCGAGTAATCGGCGGTTTCGGACTTACTGAAAGCCGTGTCGTAAGACTGGATGATGTACTCCACGGGCGGAATCTTGTCCTTGTCCCATATCTGCCACCAATCTCGTTTAATAATCGCGCCTTCTTCCGAGGTGGGGTTCTGCATATACTGGGCGTTCCACTTGGTAATCGGCAGCGAAGCTTTCACAGACTCCAATTCCTCAATCTTCCAATACTCCGGCCACAATGGATTGTTCGTGTCCTCAAAAATCGCGGGCAATTCCACCACATGCCATTGATCCGCATGGGTTTCCGTTTGTCTTTTCAGCAACTGCGCCGTTAAATCAATGGTGGACCAACGGGTCATCACAATCACAATGGCACCGCCGGGTTGTAGCCGCTGACGAGGGCCAGAAGTGTACCATTCATACGCAGATTCCAAGGCCGAAGGTGATAACGCATCTTGTTCCGAGTGTGGATCATCAATGATCAGCAGATCGGCACCCCGACCCGTAATGGCTCCTCCAACCCCCGCCGCAAAGTATTCGCCCCCTCTATTGGTTTCCCAACGCCCTGCTGACTTGGAATCGGCACTGAGGGTCACTTTGGGAAAGATGGCCTTGTACTCCTCTGTGTCCATAAGATTCCTAACCTTACGACCAAAACGGATGGATAATTCGGACGTATGGGTGGTTTGCATGATTTTCATGTTGGGTTTGAGTCCCATGACCCAAGAGGGGAAGTACACCGAGGCAAACTCACTCTTGGTGTGCCTGGGGGGCATGTTGACGATTAAACGCTTGATATCACCCTTGGCGATTTCGGTTAACTTATCGGCAAAGATTTTGTGGTGGTTCCCACGAATAAACTCAGGCCAGATATAATTGATGTAGTCTAGGAAGGAATCCTGTACTTCGTCCTGTTTATCTAGGTTCTCTAATCGGCTTTGCAATAAAAGCATCTCTTTCATCGCATCGACCGGTATATGTCCCAATTTCGACATAGGAGTCACTATAAGTTCATTTTCTTTTTTGGGCAAATTATTTGTGTTGAACGTTATTATATATATCAAACTATAGGGATCCTAAATAATATAAGGGGGGTAACCCCCTCAAGCAAAAAAATCTCAGATTTTCGACCCCAAACCCAAAGAGACCCAAGCCAAGCAACACAGTTGATCTTTCGCGCGGATCGTATACGCAAAGTGACCCACCCCAAACATAGACCCCAGTATTTACGGGGGTTTCAGAGCATCAGAAATAAATAAATATACTATAAGTAAAAAATAGGTTAATGTTGAATCTCATTAAACATTAATTTGGAGTAAACAAATGAAAAAAATTATAACTAAAACTAGCATCG